TTTATTAAGTCCATCGGTACAGTAATCAATGATGTAACAAATCCGTCGATTGCGCCTTTAAGACCAAGGAATAAACCATCAATAAGTCCTGAACCTTCGCTGAATCCGTCTATTGCTCCCATGATAGTATCCCATGCAACCATGATAATACCGAGAGGAGCTAATACTTTTCCTGCAATACCAGCGATCTTTCCAATAAGACTTCCAAATTTACCAACGTGTGTGCCAATTGTCGTAAAGAAGCTGCGAACCAGCCTGATAGGCTTCATTACTATTTCGGTAATTATGATTCTTATACGAGTAAAAATACTTCCTATTCTTGTTCCTACACCTTTCCACGATTCAAATATGCTGTCAGATATAATTTTATAGAAGTCTGCTATTCTTGCTCCAATCTTTGCTAAAGGACCTTCAGCAGACGGAGTTAACTTCATCTTTAGATCATCAAAAAATGTAGCAAGTGCTACACCAATGTTAGTAACCTTAAGAGCCATCCTAGATTTTAAATTAGCAATAGAGGTTTTCCAACCATCTAGCACTGCACCAAGACTCTTTCTAAAATCAGCTGTAGTGAACAACTTAAAGTAGGCCTTTATAGTCTTACCCCAAGCTAGCAACGCACCTGCTGCAACTCCGATAGCGAGTGCTGCTGCTCCAAGCGCTACGCCTGCTGCACCGCCACCACCACCGCCACCAGTAAATTGTGCATGCTCTGGAGCTTCAGTACTTGGATTTCTTAATGCATTAAGTAGTTCACGATCTTTCTCAAGCTGAGCAAGAGCATTACCTTTCATGAACTCTAACAATGCATTAATTCCAAATGCAATTTGCGATTGAATATTAAACGCATCAAGACCAGTACTACGAATCTCTTCAAGCGAAAAGAATCCATCTTCTGTGTTTTGCTCTATCGCTTTCGTAGATTTATTCTGTTCTTGCATCTGATCTGTAAGATCAGCTAGCGTAAGTGTTAATGCCATTAGCCTTCACCTTGTGTGATGTTAGTTCTATTTTCTATTCTGCTGCTTTTGACGGTCAGCTTCTTCTTTCAAATATTCTATCAACATAGTAACATACACTTCTCTTTCCCAAGGCACCATATTATCCAATTCACTAAGACTATAATTATGGTGCTGCATCATATTAAAGTTCACTTGAAAATGATTAACAAGAGAATCGTGGGAGAGGGCTATGAGAAAAAATTCTGCGCGCCCGTCAATACTACATGATTATCTGCTTCACAGCTGCTACACTTATAATCTAAAGTAATAGTTGCTGCTGGCATATTTTCTAAATGATCTCGTATCATAGTAAACTGTGCAGATGTGAGTGAGTCAATAAAAGAAGTAACCTCTTCCTTAGATTGTTCTTTCACATTCCAAACTTCTTCATTAGAATAGATTGAAGCAATGCTTGCCTTAACCATACCCATCATTTTATCTATATCTGAACCGTTACCTAGATCAGCAATATCGTTGACGTCAGGGTAACACATTGTAAGACCTATACCATCGGCAAGCTCAATGTTCATGCCACGATCTGGATCTTTCTGTTCAACAGTAACTGCATCAAGATTAAATGTTACTTCATTTTTAAAATCACATGACGAGCAGGCTTGTTTTACCTTTGCAGATTCGCCTACTGACTTAGCTCGTATCTTAATGAAAAGATATTCTAAATCGTACATCGTCAGTTTATTAGGATCTACCTTGCCATACGTACAAGTTTCTATAAGATCTTTCATAGAACCGATAATAGCTTGCTCATCCTTTGACTCAGCCGCCATCATAAGTAATTTTTCTTCTTTGACCAAATACGGTCTATAGTCAACAGTAACCTTTGTTGAAGGAACTGTCATTGTGTATTTTGGTGCATTTAGCTTTGGTAAAGCCATTTCACGTCACTCCTGTATAAAATAATTTACTACTGTAATATATTTCTTAATTGGTTAATTGAATTAGATACGATGTCACCACCGCGACCTGCTAGATCTGAAAAGCCATCAGCTGTGCTTACTTCTTCCCAATCTTCGTATGCCATAGTAATACTCACTCTGAGCGTAGTATTTTCTGAGGCGTTAGAAAGCTCCATGGAACCTAAGGTTGTAGGGAAAGCTTTCTTTAATCGAATAGTTTTAACTGGAATATAGTCTGTGTTACCCATCACTTGAATAAGCATATCAGTAGCTATATCATCAACGAATGCAACACCTTTACTTTCACTGCTTGGATCTATAATAGCTTGTTGCCACGAGTTAAAATAGTTCCATATGTACATGTCGTTAGTTAAGTGGAATGTTAGACTTACGTCTTCATTCATATATGCATAAGGCTTCTTCACAGCCTTGCTCGTAGTATAATGTTCTTGTGTTGCGATCTGTCGACCTGGAATACTCACTGATTCACACAGCAAATACATATCACGTGGATCTTCAACAAAACTTGACAGAGATAAACTACCGCCACTGATGAGAGTTCTTGCTGCGTTCCCAACAATACCTTCTACATCTGTATTGAATATAGAAGGTTTTTTACCAGGGTGTGATATGTATAGCGCAAAGCGATTAGCTTTTGCTAAACCTCCTCTACGACCGATAGTAGACTTAAGTGCGTCTATGCCTGCAGGTAATGCCATTAGATCATCCTCTTCGATGCGCCCCAAACGTGGGTTTTGTTTTTACCTTGGAACTGTTCTGTCGGAAGGAATATAGCGATATCCCATTCTGGTGCTTCAACTCTTGCAACAGTACCTTGAATGTTTGCAGTAAGATAACGCTTAAAGCATGGTTGAAATTCACGGTATTTAGCTACCGATTTTAATAAACTATAATTCAACCTTAGCTTTGTACCATCATCGAACCTAGAGTTGTTAGCGGTTTCCATTAGTTTATCAAGGAACTTTGCGCGTAACATGGGTGATAGGTAATGTAGGTTAAGACCGTAAAAACCATCTTTAGTTGGCTCAACCATAATAGTTAAGGGAAACGCATCCCAATATGGTAAGGTTTTTCTAAACTTAGCATCGTAGAAAAACATGTACATGTCACCAGCTTCTGGGTTTTTAGTCTTCTTTAAAGCTTCGTCCTTTAATAGAGACTGACGATTAACACCAGATAATTCCGTAGTTTTTTTACGGAACCAGGTTCTGGCTTCTTTAGATCTTGCCTGCAAACCTTTGCGGTAAGCCTCGATCTCTAATTTGTGAAATAATGAATTTTCCATACTACTATTTATACCTTATTTAAGGATCTTTATTCCCATGGACTTAAGAACGTCTTCGTGCCATATAACAAAATGCCATCCACGATTATCACAAAACTCTTCTGCAGCTCTCCACTTAGATTGATTCTTAATGTATGTCAATGCTTCAGTGATAGATCTACGAGATCGCCGAGTAACTTTAGGAGGTATGGTTTCTTTCTTAGGTTTAATCTCTACAAGGTACTGTGCCCCTGACCTATCTTTATAATATACGTCAACAAAGTACCGATGCATACGTTTATCTGTCTCACATCGGTAAGGTATTACTACTTCTTCTGAGTTCCATTCAACAATATCAGGGTTTGCATCTATCCATCTGAATGTATTTCTTTCCCATAATGATCTATAAACAACCTTATCTGGGTCACCTTTGTATTTTTCTGCGTTTTTAGGGCGGTATTTCCCCTTGTACGTCATTCGAGCCATTATAAATAACCTTATAGTATTTTAAAAGTTTACAGTTACGGAGCTATTTATGGCACTTCGATATCCCCTTAATCACGACGCAGGTGACAAACCTTTTATTTTGTTCACTTCACATCGTGCAAAATATACAACTGCGTTTAAGTCTGATAGCGGGGCGGTAAAGGAAATCCACAAAAATGATTCTGGTTCTTGTGCAATGTACATGCCTCAAGGTTTTCAGGTATCAGACACTATGCGTTATGAATCAGCTGCAGGTGGTTTAGCTGGTGGCATTATAGAAAATGTCGTTAACGATAATAGTGACTATAGTCTGGATGATGTGGTTAACGTTGCATCAACCGGTGTTGCTGCAGCAACTACAGCACTTGCTGGATTAATAGGTAATGCCGT